CAGATAGAGATATACGTTCGGGATAAAGTCTCGGCAAAGAATCCGAACACGTTCGATGTCGCTACCGTGGACGAGAAGGTCAGGGCTGTGCTAGGAAAGTTCCCTATCTCAACGGACAACATCTTGGTGTCGAACCCTCGTGTTACACTGCAAACTGACGATGGCGATGGATTCTCCGTTACAATCATACAAGGAAGGTTACGTACAAAGTGATATTTAATTCATTCAGGATAACAATTTTAAAATTTTAAGATTATGGCTATGAAGAAGAAACAAGAATTGAAGGATGTCTTCAATGGTCTCAGCTCATTGCTCTACCAGAGTGCAGTGGTTGACCTGTCAAGCGGCACTCCTACCATTACACCAGAGTACGACTTGCCAGTGACAGTCGATACATTGCAGATTACCCAGGACGACCCAACCATCAACCACTACAAGGTAATCGGCTTGGATGGCGACTGGACCTCTTCTGCAACACTCGGCGACATGAGCATTCAGTTTACCGTGCCTACCAAGGCAGTCGAGGTGTTGAAGCTCGCTTATGGCGAGGATGCAGTGAAATCCATCACTAAGTTGTCTATCTCCACCGGCGATGCAGAAATCGACAACACCGCAAATGGTTACGAGGGTAGCTCTGTCATGTTGAAGAAGAAGAAGATTACCGGTACCTTTGTGCTCGTTGACGAGGAGAAGGGGAACCTGATGGTTATGACCAACGTGGCTCTCTGGGCAAAGCCTCTCTACGACAACCCAGGCACAGAGCCTTTCGCTATCCAGTTCACTGGAACCATGGAGGGTGCAGGTGCTCAGTCAATGGCTTGGTTAAAAAAAAAGTCAGCGGAGTAACACCGGAACAGAAAACCGACGATAAAACCCAGTCGGACACTGGCAAATCGGGAAAATAAGTTTCTATTTAAGGTAGAAGGATTCAGGATAACAACCGTTGGGCGGCAGGCTAAGTAACAGCCGTGCCGCCCTTCTTCATTTCGCAATCATACAATCATGACAGACAACAAGGGAAATATAGAGCAGCCGAAGGTGGACTTGCAGGAGATGCTTGACAGCGTTCTGAGGGACGAGCCTACCGAGTTCGTGTTCATGGGGAAGAAGCACAAGCTCGGCTGGCTTCGCAAGGGAACTATGGCAAAGTGCTCGCACATACGGCTAAAGGAGAAGAACGAATGGAAGCGCAACGTGAAGATGTGCGTGTGCATCCTGCTGAACAACATCTGGAAGATTCGCTTCTTCTATGCAATCTACTGGAGGTGGCTCTATTACGTCAAGGACATCGACGTGACGGAGGTGCTTCGTGTGCTCGATGTTTCTAAAAAAAAAATTCCATCGACCGCATTCTCACTGGCTACCATATTAGCGACCGGGATGACGGACGTGATGATGACGATGACGAGGAGCGAAGTAAAAGCTACCCAAGCAGGACAAGCTGGGGAGCAGCCTTCTCGTTAGCGGAGAAGTTCGGGTTCCTGTTCGCAAGAAGATACGGAATAGCCGCCTACGACTACTGGTGGGGATATTCATCGGCTCAGATAGACCTGATGGTCGCAGACCAACCTTTGGTCGTTTATCCAAAGAGCGAAGATGAAAAGAAATCAGAGCCAACGAGAAACAGCATGGACGACCTTGCGGAGCGTTGGGCTGCGAAGAACAAGGGCAACAAGTCGAATGGTCAGAAAGTTGACCTAAACGACTATCTAAGAAATGGAATTAGTTAAATCTTAAAAACATACAGGATATGGCAGACGGAAATTTGGGAAGTCTCTTTATGTCGCTCGGCATCAAGGATGAAATGTCGAACACCCTTCAAAAGATAATTAAAGAAATGAAGGGTGTCGATCAGGCCACGCTTGATGCAAAAAAGCGTGGCGAGGAGCTTGTAAATAGTATTAACAACATTAATGGGTCAAATTTTTCAAAGATATTCAGGGAAGCTAACGAGTATATCGAAAAGAACACAAATGGAGTGTCTGGAATCGTAAAGATGCTCAATAAGCTCAAAGATAAAGATTTGAGTGCATTAACAGGAAAATTCCTTGGTTCTTCCGACTTGACAAAGCTCGCATCTATCCTAAGAACTGCTAACTCCGAGTTTGCGAAGATGTCGCAAAATGAAGAGACGGCAGACAGGGTGAAGATATGGCAGGGTAGAATATCAAATGCGCTTGACTATATAAAGTTGCTTCAAGATATAGATTCCCAACAAAGGAAAATAAGTAACACAAAGGCAGAAAACCCTAACGTTGACACTAAGAGCCTCGATAACGCCAGAAAGTCACTCGCTGGGATTAAGTCCGAGATTGTTAGTATCCTGTCAAACGGAGGCGTTGATGACTCCAGTGTGCTTGGCGGATTTAGGAAGCTCCTAACCGTCGCTAAGAATGACGTAAAAGAAATTGTAGCAACGTTCAAGAAGGATAATCCTTTTTCTGCTTTCACAGGTGGTGCTGCAAAGGTTGAGGCAGATATTTCGAGGGTTACTGACAAGCTCGGCCAATTAAGAACTCTTATAAACGAAGGTACACGCAAGGGTTACGATACATCCATGCTTACAGGCAACATCACAGAACTTGAGAATGTACTTTCTCGCCTACAGTCTGCGAAGCTGAATCCTACCATGCTCACGGATGCCGCACAGATGCGTAACCTTATATCAGATGTACTCGTTGAGATGACAAAAGCTACAGGAGCTGCAAACGCGTACAAGAGGGCAAAGAGAGAGATTGTGGACGCTGAGAATGAGCACAAGAAAGTCATCAGCGAAATTAACTCCATTCAAAGCGGCGAGAACCGTCAGAAAAAGACTCTCACAGACATAGAGCTTCTTCTGAAAAATATAAATGCACTTTCGGGTAAAAGTATAGGTTTGGGACAGGATGTTTCCAAGCTGGAGGCTGTGCGCTCCGAAATCGAGAGAATCAGGGCTGAAATCAATAGCTTTTCTGGCAAGGGACTGGTCGGGCAAGGGTTCAAGAACGCTTTGTCTGACTTGGACAACTGGAAGAAGTATGCTCACGATGCGATGAAGGAGCAGAGCGCGCTCAATAACGAGTATAAGAAATCTGTTGCTGAACAAAACAAGGTGGCATCCGCAGAAAGACAGCAGAACGAAGCTATTTCACGTGCGGAGCAAATGCTAAGGAACATAGAAGCTTTAACCGCTAGGAGTAACGCACTAAAGGTTGACACATCGACCATAGAGCAAGCTCGTCAAATGGTGCAAGATCTATTGCGAAGATTTGAAAATTTCTCTGGGAAAGGGCTTCTTTCTAATGAATTTAAAGACGCATTATCTGACCTTCGTCAAGCAAAGCTTGCTGTTAACCAAGTGTTAAAAGAGCAAAGCTCTGCTAACAAAGCAGCGAAGGCGGCAAATGACGAAGAAGCAAACTCTTTGAAAAAGACAGCAAACGAGGCAAACAAGGCTGAAATAGCCTATAATAATCTCAAGAATACTATAGAGAGAGCGAACAAGGCGCAAGGTAACGGGCTAAAGCTGTTCGATGATATAAACGATACTGCCAAGATTCGTCAAGCACTTTCTGCGCTCGAAACTCTTCGGTCAAACTTAGAGCAAATAAAGAATAGTGGAATTGGCGTGCATCCTGTTACAGGAGTGACAGCAAGTCAATACCTATCAAGTGCCGATTTTGTAAATACTCTGAATAACGCTAAACTCGCTATTAGCGAGCAAGAAAAGCAAAACTCAGCTCAAGAGAGAATAAACAGGAGCAAGTCTAGAACGAATAGTCTTGAGAATGAACACGCAAAGCTGTTGAAGCAAAGCTCGGCTGTGCAAGCACAACTCGTAAAGGGTTTCGAGCGAGCAAACAGTCATGCAGGGAAATTAAACTCAACCGTACAGGATTTGAAGTCACTTTTCTTGCAGGGTGGCCTTGTGTTCGGCGCACAGCAATTTGCGATGAGCATCATTACTACTGGTGGCGAGATGGAGAAGCAGCATATTGCTCTCCAATCCATCCTTGGTGACATTCAGAATGCGAACACTATGTTTAACCAAATCAAGGAACTCGCTCTTAATTCTCCATTTACGTTCTCTGAGTTAAACAGGGACGTTAAGCAGTTGGCTGCATACGGAGTTGAGTATGACCAGTTGTACGATACTACCAAGCGTCTTGCCGATATGTCTTCTGGTCTTGGCGTATCTTTCGACCGTATCGCCCTTGCATTTGGCCAGGTGCAGGCTCGTGGTTGGCTTGATGGAAAGGAACTACGTCAAATTGCGTATGCTGGTATTCCTTTGCTTAACAAGTTGTCAGAGTTCTACTCTAAGCAAGAAGGCAGAAACGTCTCAACGTCAGAGATTAAGACACGCATATCCAATCGTGATGTTAGCTTCGATGATGTTAAGTCTATCTTCTGGCAGATGACCAACGAAGGTGGTCAGTTCTACAATATGCAGCAGACATTGAGCGAGACTTTGCTTGGCCGCTACAATAAGTTGAAGGATGCCTGGGAGATTATGCTCGCAGACTTTGCTAATGGCAAGAATGTTATCGGAAGTACTTTCAAAGACATAATTGAGCTCGTAACAAATCTTGTACAGTCTATTCATACAATAGGTCCAGCTATCGCAGCCGTATTCGCAGGGCCACTTCTTAAAAAAGGTCTTGTTGCAATGGATGGTGGTCTCGGAAAGAGCATATTAACATCGAAGGCTGGAGTAGCAAGCGACATAACATCAAGAGTGATGCAGGGGCAGAAAATATCTGCCGTTGAAAAGAAGATTCTCGCCACAAAGAATCAGATTACATTAGCTGACATAAAGAATCTCGCAAGAGCTAACGCTTTAAATAAAGCAGAACTTCAACGACTTTTCATAAGTGGTAGAATTACCAAGGAGATGTATCAGCAAGGAATCGCTCTAACTAAGCAGGTCTCGCAATCAAAGCAGCTAAGTTTGTGGGGAGCTGCGAAGAACTTGTTTAGTGGAAGCGGATTTGGTGCTGCCGGAGGTCTGTTGCTTGGCGGGTTAAAGTCCGTAGGTAGTTCCATACTTGGGTTCTTTGGCGGCCTTCCTGGGATTGCTATATCAGCAGGAATGTCCATTTTTGCTTACTATGAGCAAAAGAATGCCCAGCTAAAGCAGGATATGGACACGACGGCAGACGAGTTAAAAGACAGATACAAGAATATTAGTGAGTTCTTGCGTGACAACGACGCAGACAAAGCCTTGAACGATGGTGACGAAAAGAATATTGAAAATCTCATAGACGCTTATAAGGAGAAGCTGAAAGAAATCGCTCCGGAAAAGGAAAACGCCTTCGAGATGAGCCTAACTGAAAAGAAGTCGAATGAAGAGAGACTTCGCTATTTAAAGCAGCAGCTAGAACTTCTAAAGCAGATTGAGGCGGAGTCAAAGAAGAAACTGTCTAACGAGGATGCATACAAAAACTTCGATAGTCTTATGAGCGGAGCAAAGAGTGTCAGTGAAAGCTACTCTGTTGCGAACGCAAAGACAAACGCCGTAAATGCGACAAACTCAGATTTTCGTACTTTTGAGGTTTGGAAATCCAAATACGAAGAACAGATTAGAAGCATGAGAAGTCTCATCATTGATGAGCTTGGAGATATAAGCAAAGACCCAAAGCTGCAAGGTGAAGCTAATCAAATTATGTCTTCGTTCTTCTCAAAACAAGGATGGGACCAGAATGTAGCCGACCAATTCAGGGCAGATGTACTGAATAGTATGGGAGTTTCAACGAACTTCTATGAGAATAAGTTTAAGTCGGCTTTGGAGAATGCTGTTAACACAACATATCCTTGGATTGGTGATAAGATCCGCAACAATCAAGAACTTACGGATGCGGAAAAAATTCAAGTGAATAACTTGATGAAGGATGCGGCAGCACAGGTCGAAAGAGATTACCCTCTCGCTTCTGATGCCTTAAAGAGAATGCTCGCCGCAGACAGATTTGAGGCCGTAATACACCTCGTGTTTGATAAGCAAGAGTCTGACCTCGTTAAGCAACTTGGGAAGAATCTAAAAGGAGATGGTTATGATTACCACGAGAAGAACAAAATCGTTGGGAGCTGGGGAAAAGATGCAGGAGATAGCTACAACAAAGCAAAGAGTAACGCACAGGCAGATATTACCGCTACAAAGAAAGAGCTTGACGATAGACGTAGAATGCTGAAACTTGGCAATCTTACATTGGATGAGTTTAACAAGACGCAGAAACAATACGAACTGAAGGTAAGTGCTTATCGAGACGAATGGGGCGAGTTATTCACCGGAGATGAAAAAAAGACTGGTGGTAAGAAGGGCGGTCATAAAAATACTGGCGGAGTAAAGACGGACAAGGCTCTTACCGATTTGAGGAAACGCATCGACTTGTATAAGAAGATGTACGCAGAAATCAAAAAGTTCAAGGATTTGTATGGAGTCGGCGCATTAGGTCAGCTTGCTAATGACGGTGAGTTTGAGGCTATCTTTGAAGACAAGAAACGCTTCCCTCTCTCCGACTATGGCAACTATGAAAAGTCAATCAAGGAACTTTTGAATACTCTCCCATCGAACACTCAGGAAAGAAGGGATTACAAAGCTAGTGAAAAAGCTGGAATCCAGACAAAAAACAGAAAGTTACTCGAAGATGCGAGAAAGGACGAGCTAAACACTTTAAACAAACAGCTTAGTGCTATCCAGGAGCAGTACGATGTGTATAAGAAGATATACGAACTTACCGGAAACAAACGTGGATCTGAGAATATTGCTTTTGGCGGTATTGTTCAATTCGACTCTTATAAGAAGTTCTTGGAAGAACAGCTTGATATAGCTCGACAGCATGATAATGTGCAGTCTGGTTTGGACTTATCGCTTGATGAGGTAAAAAGTCTCGACTTGGATAACATCAAGGATCAATATGGAGAGGATTCTCGTACCTACGACATCAAGAAGCAGCTTGAAGACGAGAACAAGAAGATAAAGTCTGAGACCATCAACCTCATGGCTGACCTTATCGAGAAGAACGTCACCATCGAGCAGCAGATTGAGGACGAGAATAGAAAGTACGAGAGACAACTTGAGCTCGTCAAGGGCATCGAAGACCCACAGATGAGACAGAGAGCACAAGAGGGTGCTGAGAAAACTCATAATGAGACTACTGCTAAATTGCAATTCGAGCAGTTCAAGCAAGGCTCTGACTGGGTTACTATATTCGATGACCTTAACAGGGTTTCGTCAACGACCATTAATTCGATGGTTGACAAGATTGATGATTTCTCTAAGAAGACAGGTCTGTCAGTCGAGGTCGTAAAGCAGCTTCGTGAGGCTCTGAGCAAATTGAGAGATGAGCAAATCGAGAGGAATCCTGTGGCAGGCATTATCGGCGGTATGCAGCGTGGAAACGCAATCGGTAGCTTCATTGGTAGTCGCTTCCGGAAAGGAATGGATATTTCCACAACCACCTATGTAGGTGCTAAGGATGCTAAGAAAATGGGCATCAAGGAGGGAAACTATACCAGAGGACAACTCGAAAACGAGCAGAAGGGTGCTTACGATGATGCGAACAAAGGTGTAACCGGACTCGCTAACAAGTTCAAAGCACTTCAAGATTGCCTTGATCCTGTAATTAGTCTGTTCGATGCTCTCGGAATGGAGGATACTGCTCTTGGCGTAGGAATGAGCACGACGAGCAGTGCTTTTGGCGCAGCCTCACAGGTGTCTGGAGGATTGAACGCGCTTGGACTAAGTTCGCTCGGCCCTTATGGAGCTGCGGCGGGAGCTGCGTTAAGCGTAACGTCTTCCTTGTTCGCTCTCCACGACAAGGCCATACAAAAGGAGATTGAAGCATCCGAGGCGCGTCAAAAGGAGATGGAGAACCTCACAAAGAATGTGAAGTCTGTCATCCAAAGCACGCTTGGAGGAGTTTACAACTATAAGGCTACGGCTTCGACAAAGAAGTCTATCAGTGACGCTTACAACAGGCTCGCTACAAGGGATTCCATTTCTAAGGGGAACTCCTTCTTCTCAAAGCTCTACAAGTTGACAGATCAGGAGACGAAGGCGATGCAGGACCTGAAGAAGGCTATGGACAATCCGGACAACGCCTACCAATCTCAGCTCGCTTCGTTGCAGGCTCAGAAGATGGAGCTAGAGAAGCAAAGGTCTCTTGAAGAGGATAAGAAGAAGAAAGACAAGACGAAGATTGCCGATTACAACCAGCAAATCATCGAGATGGAGCAACAAATAGATACATTCAAGGAGGATTTCTTGAAAGATGTATATTCCATCGACATGAAGAGCTGGGCGAGCGAGCTTACAGACGCAGTTGTTGGAGCTTGGGAAAATGGTGAGGATGCTGTTGATGCCTACAAGGAAAAGGTAAAGTCTATGGTGAAAGACCTTACAAAGAACATCATTGCGCAAAAGTACATAGAAAAAATGATGGAAGGTCCGCTGAAGACATTGACTGACTATCTTGATACGCATAACGGAGTTCTTGACGAAGGCGTTATCAAAAAATTCGCAGACCAAGTCGCAGCAACAGCAGACGAGGCAGTCCCTACAATCACCAAGATATTCGACGCTCTTAAAAACGCTGGTCTTGATTTGCGAGAGAACGGTAGTTCTTCGGCATCAAATTCCATCAAGGGTATCACGGAAGAGACCGCGGATATTCTTGCTAGCTATCTCAACGCCATCAGACTCGATGTGTCTGTTATTCGTGAGATGCAAGGAACGTTTATGCCGGAAATGAGCGAGATTGCAAAGTCACAACTCACACAGCTGAACCTGATTGCCCAAAACACCTTGCGTAACGCAGATGCAGCAGAGCGAATTGAAAAGATATTTATAGAATACAATGATAACTTCAATAGAGTTATCAACGGTACGAAGTCTTTAAAAATGAAGTAACTATGTTTGGAAAGAATGATTTATCAGACAAGATGAAGAACGAGGCGGTCTCACTGGGTCTTTGCGCTCAGTGGACCGCCGAGTGGAAGGATGGTTCGTCAAAAGACGAGATGGTAGAGAAGTTTGTTAATGGAATCGACTTCTGTATAGGTAGGAACTGGCCATCTACCAAGGATATGAAGAAGTACTTTGGTGACGTAATTCACGATCATGGGGTGTATGTTAACGAAAACGTTGACTTGAAGAATCCAAAGACTGCCATTCTGAATGGCGAGTGTGTCGCACATATTGACTACGACTGGATGGACAGCGGAGAGATTTACGTTCGTCACAACAGTTCACTGTACTTACGAGTAAAAGGTTTCTCCAGGGTATTCGTAAATCTACTTGACGATACAGAGCTTCACGTGGAATGCGAAGATACAGCAAGGGTGTTCGTGTATCAGTACGGAGGTAAGGTTGTGTCTAAGACTGGCAATGTCATCGTTAGAGATAGACACGACTTTAAATTCAGTTAATATTGCATATTTATACGCTTATTATTTGCATATTTATTCAGAAAGTTGTATATTTGCAGCATAAATAGTTTGATTAAGGTATGCAGGACAAGTATTTCAGGA